CAGCCTCTGCAAGTGCCTGCTTACCGCACAAGATTGTGCTGTAAACGCGGGTTACTGGAGTTACTGTAACAACAGTTGTTGCTGTAACAGCAGCAGTGTGTGCTGTGTTAAGAGTAAATGTTGTTGTAGAACCTGATGTTGAGATAGCAGAAATCTTTGCACCTGTTGCGATGCCTGTTCCTGAAATCTTGTCGCCAACTTCTGCGCGAGTAGCAATTACTGCAGTTGAAGCAACACCGAGCGTAAACGCTGCAGATGCTCCCGCTACTGTTACTGCTGTTGTTGCAAGTGTTGACTGGTCTGCACCAGACTTAGCGGATGCCATACGGTTTGTTTCAACAAAGAAAGCACCTTCGTATGTTCCGATAGTTCCAGCCCAGAGGTTACCCTGACCTGAATCTGTAAGTGAGTGAACATCACGCCAACCCACATTGCCTGTCTCAGCACGAAGGTCGTGTGAAACTTCTGGGTGGATGCCTGTCCAGTAGAGGTTACCCTCGCGTGGTACAGCCTTGCGTGTGCGCAATTTTGCAACTAACTTGCGGATGTCTGCAGAATCAATAGTTGATGCTGCTGTAACGGTTGCTGTTGATGTCGCTGTTGCTCCACCATACTGAACATAAGTTCCGCCGTTAAGTGCTGACATTGCGAGTTGGTCAATGGAGTCTGCCATGTTATAGGCAATGATGTCTGCAACTGCTGGGTCAACATCTGAAAGTGAGAATAACTGCAACTTGCGTGTAACAAGTGCGCCGTTACCCTTTTCTTCTAGTGTGACAGAAACGGTTGATACATCTGGTAATGCCACTGCTGTGACATCTGTTGTTTCTCCGAGTGTTGAAGTAGCAGCCGCCAAGTCGTTGTAGAGTGAGAATACAACGGTTGAACCTGGCATGGCTTGCTGTGCTGGGCGCTTGTCTGCCACTGAACGAATCATTGGCTGGCTGCGCAGAGCGAACTCAACATAGCGGTCATACGCTGTCTTGATAAGACCAGCGATTGCTGTTGTGTCTGTATATGCCATTTAGTTCACCTCCTAAGGTGATTGGTAGTTTGTAAGTTATTTAATACCAAGGATGGCGTTCAAAGCAGCGGGACCTTCTGCGGATAGAATCTTTGCTAATGCATCTTCATCAATCGTTGGCGCTGCTGCGCTGTTGATTGTGTTGGCGATTCTCTTTGCAGCAGATACATCTTCGCTGTCTTGTTTTGCTTCTTCTGGCGGGGTAACCCCAAAAATATCGCCATGTTCATTAAGCCATCCTGAGATTGCTTCTTCTCCCTCAATATCTTGTGGGATAAATGCTGCGATTTTTGGGTTGATACCCTTTGCTGTCAGTACATCCTTGACTGTACGCTGACGAGTCTGAATTTTCAGACCGTTAGCCTCTGCCTCAAGTTCCTTTAAACGCTTTTCGAGCGTACGGTTTACTTTCCGTAGTTGCTTAACGACATCTCCACCTTCTTCGGTGAAGTCATCTTCGTCATCGTATTCGTAATTGGTAGCCATCTACCTATCTCCCTTGTTAGTTGTATTCGCAATCCACAAACGCGGTTCGGGGAAACCATGTCGGCTATTGCTACCAGACTATTACGCTGACGGGGCTGGTGGGTCCGTTCAGGATTCTATTTATTGGTTCGTAGTGCTTTTCAGCGAAGTAGAACCAACGCCGCTTGAACCGCCGAAACGATACTTCGTTTCTCTTTCGGCTCTGCGTTGTGAAGAAAGTATTGAAGCCTGCTCTTGAGCAATGGCTGCATTGACTGCTTCTGTATCGTTGTAAGTCTGACCTTCAATACCTGCAAGGCGTGACTGTGTACGAGCAAGTGTCTTAGCCTGCCCAAAGTCTTTCTTAAGTGCTGCTAAATCTGCAGTACCAGTGGCTCCGATGAGTGACTCGGCATAACCCATACCTACTGTACCCTTGCCACCAAGTTCAGAGAATCCAGCGAAAGTAGCAGCAGCACCAATCTCAGCAGCACGAACCTGCTTCTTGATGATGTCCATACCCTTTGTAGGGTTGAGCAAATATGAAACAACGGCTGAGTCATCAATCTCTGGGTAGTAACTCTTAAGTTGCTTGACTACATCTGAGTTATCAGCAACGCGATTCTTGGCGATATTTACTCGCTCCTCAAATTCGCGTGGTGAAACTAAGTTAGCAATATACTTGCCTAGTTCAGAGCGACTACCAAATACTCCAGCATCTAAACCGTAGGCTCCAAGTGTTTGAAGGTAGCCCTTCTCCATTGAGATATATGTAGCCTCGTTGACTGCCTGTCCTGCATCTCGCAAAGCCTTCATGCCTGGAAAACGCTTCATATATGCTTCTTGCTTAGGCAGTTCAAGTTTAATCTGTGATGCAGTAAAGTCCTGACGAATCATCTCATCAACGGTATCTGCTAAATCAGCAAGACCCATTTCGGTAAGAGCGGCTTTGAAGTCCTGTTGCGCAGTTCTTTTTGCCTGTGCTTCTATATCAGCCTTAGCCTTAGCAGCGGCTGCTGCTGCGGCTGTTGCTGAGTCAGATGACTTCTTTGTAGACCAAGTTGTAACAAATGCGTTTAGTTCTGCTGCGGAGTTAAATGTTTTTATCTGCCCAGTATCTGGGTCAGTCCATGTAAAGGTTCCAGTAGCACCAGTGTCTCCACCGCCTCCACCGCCTCCTCCGCCGCCTCCTCCTCCTCCGCCGCCAGAAGCGTTACCAAAAAATACTTTTGCCCAAGTTTGATTTCGCTCTTGCCAAACCCAACGGTTGCCTGGTCCTGGGTCCTCTGTAGGCTTGTTAGCAAATGCAGCATCGCGTGCTGCGCGGGCTGCATTTTGTGCAGTAAGAGTGTCACCAAGTTTAGTCCCCACCTCAGCGGTAATACCGCTACGAGTACTGGTTACAGTTGCAGGTGCATTTGCTGCATCTATTGCTGCTTGTTGTGCTTCTGCTTCAGCAAGGCGTTTCTTTGTACGAGCAAGCAAAGCATTTGCTTTGTCAAGCATTGCTTGATTGGCAGGGTCAGCAGCCCTTGGGGTTGCGGCTGGTTCTGCAACAGGAGCGATGCCAAGTAACTTGCGTTCGGCATTGGTAAGCGTTTGACCGCTAGTTAATTTGCGTAATGCACCCTCTGGAGTCGCCATTATCCGCTGAACCCAAATGTTCGTGCAAGGTCAAGTGCCATATTGCTATATGTTTCCTTTGCATTTTTTGTATACTGCCAGAGTTTGTCTTGCTTAACTTGCTTAGTGAAGTCAGCGAAGGTACGGGCATTGCCAGTTGTATTGTCAACAACTTTACCCATAAGGTCATCCCATGTGATTGCTGTTGAGTCAACCTCTAACAAGTTAGCCATCTGTTGGCGGTAGTTATTGGTTACTTCATATAGGCTACGCCCAGCCTTTAAAGACTCAGCAAACGGCTTGTATGTTGGACTATCCATTGCTTGCTGCTTGACAGAGTAAAGCCAGTAGTTGGCATCTCTACCATCGTTAGGGTCAAGGAGTGAGAAGTTAATTTCCTTTTCAAGCGCTGGGTCAATCTTGATGCCATACATGTATGCCTGGTTTTTAACTTTTTCAAGTGTTGAACCAAGAGTTCCGCCACCCGTGAACATAACATTTGATTTGGTTGCAATAAAATCTTCTAGTTGCGCATCATCCCAACCGTTCTGGATGGTCTGCATAGCAAGACCTTTAATGAATTCTGAGTTGTCAATTAACTTGCCAGTGGCTGGGTCAGTTGACATTGCTGAGATACCAAGGGTATCCAACTTAGCGGCAATGGTTGACATCTTGTTCTGGACCTTCTCAGTGAAGGTAGATGCATTGCGTGGGTCAGATGTCTCAAGAAAGAAAGAGCGCATTGATGGCAATGTTGTCTGCCACCAAATGGTTCCCTTAAGTAACTCCATAAAGGTTTTTTCGTCATACTTAAAAGTCTTAGCATCCGCAAGAAGTTTATCAATCTGAGCCTTCTGAGTCTTATCTTCAAGGGAAGCAAATGTACTGCGTAGGTATGACACCCAAAGTGTTTTAGTATCTAAGCCATCTGCTGGAGGAGGAGTATCAGACCCATCGCCAGGTTTTGGTTTTGGCTTTGGAGTTGGCGTAGGAGTAGGAGTTGGGGTTGGTGTAATAACTATTTTTGGTTTTACTGTTGAACCTTTTTTATATGCTTCTGTTCCAGGTACTAGGCTTGAACCATCTGGACCATAGCGAAGTTCTGGGTAGAGTGATGCACTCCCGTCTGCTGCAGGAGCAGCATCTACCTTTATCTTAAGAGCATCTATCTTAGTATCTGTTTCAGTGTCTACTACACCAGTGTCTTTATTGTCCTGCTGCTTCTTGAGCAGTGGGTCCAACTTGGCGGATGCTTGATAGGCATCGCGGGATGCATTGAAATTTTGTGTTGCTGTGTCAAACTTAGTTTGCCAAGCATCAAGTTTTGTTTTGTAGGCAGCCTTAGCATCTATGTATTGCTGGCGTTGGGTGCTACCTGCTGGAGACTGTCTAATAAGTCTATTGATTGCATCATCAATGGACTTATCATTTTGATTCATAGACCATGTTGGTTTTGGTCTGCTGCCTTTTACACTTGAATAGTTTTCTATTGCTTTTTTGTAAGCAACTTCTAAGGCTTTAGTTTTTTCTGATGCAGCCATTAACGGGTTCTCCTAACATCAGCAGCAACCTCGTTGTAGATAGCATCAAGGTATGTATTTTCTGTACGCTTAACAAACTCAGGGCTTGACTGGACCATTGATTCAATAGCCTGTTGACGACCACTAACACCCGTATCTTGGCTCTGACTTAAGAA